CTTCCAGTCGATTGTGGTGTCCAATCCCTGTAATTCGTCCTCGGTTTCGTCGTAGGCAGCGGTGAGCTTTCTACGGGTAAACTTGGAGGCTGGGACACGATAGGCAAGTTCGGTCTTTGGACGGTCCATACCGTCCTGGGTCGGTTTGAAAAAGAAAGGGTAGTTAACGGATATGGGTACCACCTTGTCGGTAAACATCTTCTTTGCATCAGGCCCAGACTTGGATAATATACCATATCTAGAGTCAGAGGATATGGTCGCCAGATTAACGACCTCTCCGGATGCCATAAATGAAAATCCAGAACGTCTGTTCTTAAGGTAGCACAACCCATATGACCGAACATCGGCTTTGCAAGCTTCCCAGAAAATGTAGAATAATCTATTTGACTCTCTAAAGTCTGGTGCCCCAACATCAATTTTGGACCACTGCAAGTACATATAGTGAGTACCAGTAATGTAAGTAGCCACATCCTTATTATAGAACCAAAAGCCTTCTTCTCTTCGAGTAAATTCTTGATCGATGTAATCATACCATTTTTCCTTGAAATCTTGAGGGTATTGCTTCCAGTCAAATGTGGATTTAATTCTACTTAAAGCTTTTGGATACTCAAATTGATTCCATCTATTATTTTCAAATTTATGTATTTTTTCTTTTTCTGGTAAAGCTATTTTAAGATTTTGTATTTCGTATATTTCACCTATCTTACCAGTTTTGCTTATAACGACAACATCGTGGTCTTCGTTATAGCCATACTCCCATTTTTTATACCTATTCATTCGTTTAAGAACTTTAGGTTTAATATGGTCTGTTAGTGTTTTATATAAAGACTGTTGATACATTATTTAGATCTACCTTCTGCAAAACCTTTAAACTGAGTTTTTTTAATAGACTCTTTAGGTTTTTCATTTAACATATCTTCTTCTTCTTGAACTCTATTCAATATTTCAAAAGCATCAAATATAGCTAGCTTTTTTGTAGCAGCTGCGTTTTTAAGTCTATCAGCAGCTAAGTCATCGTCTGACTCAACTATAGGTTCTTTAGCTACTTTTATCAACTCTTCAACAGCTACTCGCCCAGCTTGGATTATATGCTTCTTCGTTTCCTTGGTGCTCATACTTAATTACAATATCATTAGATTTCATACAATACAAACGCTCTTTTTCAACTAAAAACTCCCATTCGCCATTAGGTGTATAACCTACTAAGTCACCTGGGTTTATTCCTAGCACTTCTAACGACTTATTTCCATATTTTAATATACCAATAAGGTTTTGTTCTTTTTCAACCGTTAGAGAGCTTTTGTCTTTTATAGGCATTACAAAACATCTATCACCAATAGTGTTCCAGCCGTTGTTATTTTTATATAAATAAACTTGATCTATGCTACAAAAGTATAAGTTGTCTTTAAAATAAGATCTACTTTTCTTTTTTCTACCTTTCATGTCATAGAAAGTTCTGAAGACATTTTGATGTAAAACAACAATGTCACCTTTTTTTATACTAGTTGTAAAAGCTTTTGGAGTTTCAATTACTCTAGCTGTTCTATTTACAAACTTCCAGTTTTCAATTTTAGTATTTACAACTAAATTTTTATTTCCAATTTTTATTGTATTACTATATTTTTCGCCAACTGGTTCTACAATAAAATCGTATAAACTTTTCATTAATATTCTAAATCATATTCAACTGATATAGCCATGTTAGAATTGAATTTTTTCCATGGTAATACTTCGTTGTTTTTCTTTATATGAATATTATAAGAATTATCTGATTCATCTAAAAGTATATGGGATATTTCATGACCTCCATAAACTTGTTGTCCTACAGAATAATGCATAGCATCGTTTTTATAGTCAGAACCAATACTAATTTTTCTAATATTATTCTGCATCTTTTTTTATTTCTGTATAACTACCGTCTTTTAAATCAATATTTATTGGACCGTATTGATCTTCTAATTCTGATTTAGTTTTTTCTATTTCTTTACTTAAAGATTCAACGTCACTAGCTAAGTTTTGTTTTTGTATTTCTAAAATACCTATTCTGTTTAAAAAACCTGTTAATTTAGTTTGTTGTTCGTTTACTAATTTTAATTGTTCTTCTGTAATTTTTGCCATTTGATTTAATTTAATTTAATTGTTATATTTGTATAATTACTTCGCTTATTGTATTTTTACAAGCCAAAGCATTGGTTCGTTAAATAAAGCGTTACTATTTACTGGGAATCCTGTACCTCCTCCTCCTGTTGCTCCTGTATGAAATCCTATTATACCAAAAATATCACCAGCATTTAAATCCATAAAACCACCACCTGTTGCGTTTGCTTCACCATTTAACGCTGTAGGTACAATTAAGTCTTGAAGAATACATTGTTTAACTCCATTTACAGCTGCTACAATTCTTAAAAATTTAGTACCATCTACAGTAGGTAAAGCTGGTTGAGTTAGATCAAAAGTAGAATATCTAGCAAAAAATTCATATCTGCCATCTTGTAATACTTCTATACCTATATTAGTACCACCACCAACAAGTCTAGGAGTAAATATTGTTGGATCATCGTTAATAATAGTAGCGTTATATTGTACTTCAAAGTCAACACCGTTTGTTGTGTTAGTTAAACCTACACCACCAGAAATTTTTAATTGACAACCAGGTTGTTCTTGTTTCCATGAAACACCTGTAAGGCCACCTCCATTTGATTTTAAAATAAAGCCAGGACCACCTGTGCCACCAGAAGTATCTAAAAGATCACTTTCAATAGCTGTTTCAGTAACAAATCTATTTGGTGCACCGCCAAACTCTACACCTATAGCTCCGGTTTCGTTCCATCTTATTTCTGAATTTGTACCTATTGTAAAAATATTAGTACCTGAATTAAACTTGACAAAGTCGTTACCTGTCATTACTATTTTTGACTCACTTAAAGCAACTAATGGATTGTTATTTAATACTAGAGTTGAAGTAGTTAGTGTTCCATCGCCAATATATAGTGAATCGCCTGTTATTGGATTAGTTGCTCCTGCTACTAAAGGTAAAAAAGGACCACCTTGTAAATTAGTTAAACTAGTTGCTAAATCAGCAGGTGATATTCTTACGTTGTTTAAACCTTCGTAACCTACTAACGCATCGAAGTCAGCTATATCTGCTTCTGCTAAAAATTGTGAAAATTTTATATTTGCCATTTTATTATTTTATTCTCTGACCATTAAGTCAGCATTATCTTCCGTTAACATAAAGTCTACTCCATTCTCCATAAGTATGAAGTTGGTTATAGGCGCTCCGCCTGTACCTGGTACATTAGGTATTGCGAGTATTGCGTTTGCTGCTCCTAATATTGTTGGTGCCATATTATCTTAAAGCTATTATATCTCCAGCTGAAGTACCAGTAGCAAAAACTCTAGCAACTTGCAAAGGAACATATGAATTATTAGCTACATTTTTAAGTGTAACTACGTTTTCACTAGATGCTGGTAAAACACTTACATCACCTGCAGTTCCTACAAATAAACTAAAACCTTCATTACCAGCTTTTAAGTCATTAACGCCTCCGTTACCTCTATATATATCATAAGCAGCGCCACCACCTGTTAACCCAGGTGCTGATAAAGTAAGTTGAATATTAGTATTAACGCTTTCTACTTTAGCTATAGTACCAGTACTTGGTTCATATACTACATCACCTACGGTTACTTTTGCATAATACCCTGTTCCAGCTGGATTAGTTTGTCCGTCTAAAAATTTTTCTAAAAGATTAGTGCTAGTCAATGTAGTTCCAGAACTACCATTAGTTCCACTTAAATAACTTCCAGGCTCAGGAATATTTATATCATCATTAGGTATAACATCAATTGCTTGTGTTGGTTGATTACTTGCCATTTTTTTATTATTTATTTGTTTTAAATAGGTTTGTTGCTTTTTCTGTTGTACGTCCGCCAAAATAGGCTAAAACTACAGACATCATTACTTTTTCAAAAGTATCATTCCATAGTTCATTTATATGAAAATTTAAGCTTGGAATACTATCTAGTATACCAGCTAACGAAAATATACATATACACCAAACTAAAACTAGTGGACGTACATTTTTAGAAAGCCACGAGTCAGACATGCTATCAGCTTGCCAGCGGTTTGTTATTGCTTCTATTTCTTTGTTTTGCTGCTCGTATATTAATTGTTGTAGTTTTATCTTTTGTTCAGTAGATATATCTGACTTGGTTATTTCTTCTATAGCTTCACTAGGTGACATAACGCCTTCTAATACTTTTCCAAGACTTGGATTTATTACAGTCGCTGCACCTAACAAAATCTTACCTACTGTAGTATCTTTAAACTTTTTTTTAGGCATTAGTCTATCTTTTTTTCTATAACATATTTTGCTCCTGGAAATGTATAATCATAACCAGGATACATTACTTTTGTATAACCTCTATCATCAGTTCCAAGTACTTTAAAATTAACGCCTTTCATTGTTATTTTATTTCCTTGAATTATGTTTTGATGTTTATTTACATCAGGACTATCACTTAAATAGCCTTTTTTAGAAAACTCCATTATGATTTTTTATAAGCTTCGTCTTCCCATGGTAATTTAGCATTACCCTCGTCCATTTTAGCTCTTGAGTATTTTTTACCTTTCCAATACACGTAATCATCATCATAATCAAGATCACCTCTTTTCATTTGATCTATATGTACCATTTCGTGATCTATTACATCTTGTATTTTTGAAGGACAAACGTCTTTATTTATAATAATAGTTAAATTATTATTAGCTTTACCCATTACACCATCTTCCATATCAACGTGATATATTGGAGTGTTATCTACCTTGTATGGAGGATTTGTAAGTTTAAAAGCCATATGTATTATTTTTTATAAGGAAACATTTTGTTTAAAGCGCCTTTTCTGGCTTCACAACCGCAAGGGATGTTTAGTCCCTTGCTCATTGTGTCAACCATTTTTTTGATACCAGTAGCTTTAGTAAACTTCTCTACGCTGTCTCCTAAACCTCTTGATTTCATAATTACGCTGTGAAAGTTACAGCATTAAAAACGCCATATTTAGCTGGAGTTGTAACAACAATACGTCCTTGCTCTCCTGATTGCGCAGCTGGTACCTGTGCAACAACTATCGGTGGTACTACAGTTGATACTATTCCGCCTGGATTAGCAATTAAAGCGTTGTTAAACGATTCTAAAGTATCTGCAATACTTGGTAATTGATCGTCCATTGCTATAACATAAGTGCTTGATCCATTTACTAATGTAATTGTTATTTCAGTATCTGGTCCTGCCGCTGCTGCCGTAATTCCTGCTATTTCTGCAACAGGGATCAAACTAAATGATCCATCTACTAGTTCTACTTTTAAAAATTTTGCCATGATTGTTAGTGTTAGTGTTAATGTTAATGTTAATGTTTGGCTGAGGTTTTTACAGTCCTCTCTGTTTAGTCTTTCATTAAGTCGTTAAAAGCCTTATTTTTATTAGCTAAAAAGTTTTTGTTAACTTGTCCTATTGAATCTAAAGATTTGTTGTAAGCGTTTATATTTCCTGAGTATTTGTTGTAAAGCTCATTAGATTTTTTATTAGCTTTATCAACTTGATCTTGAGATGAAAAGTTAAAGTTTTCTATTTTCTTTTTAAAATCTTCCAGTTTTTTACTTGATTCATCTACACTAGCTTTTCTATCTGCCATTACTTGTGACTGAGTTTGACCTTGTTCGTTTTTCAACTCATCACTATCAATGATTGTAGTTTGACTTAAAGGTGACATTCTAGAGTGTTGTGCGTGTTTAGACATCCAAGAAGCGTGTTTTGCAACTGGATTATCCATCATTAAATTTTTTCTTTCTTGTTTCGCAGATTCCATTTCTGCAGGACTATGTCCCATTTCTGCAGGACTGTGTCCCATTTTGTTTGGTGATTTTCCGTAAGGCATAATATTATTTTTTAAGTTGTTTAAGTTTAAAAGCAGTGTTTAGCTGCTGGTGATCCATGATGTTTTTTGTCATACTTCATGTCTCCAGCTAGTTTTGAAATATGTTTTTCATCAGCAGTCATATTTTCGTCATTATGACCGTGTTTTGCATCATATAAGACATCACGCTTCAAATAATCAATATGAGCAGCGTCATCTCTTTCTGTAGCTTTATAGTTACTATCTGTAACCTTAGTATGCGCGTGATCCATAGACCATTTAGCGTTTCCTGTGTATTTTCCGTAATGTCCTTTGTGATGTATCATTTTATATTATTTTAACTGCATTTTCCGTTTGAATAAGTTCCACCGGCTTTTATGCATTCTTCTAATTCTGTATTTGTGTTAGTAATTCTACTTTTAGCGTTATCTCTTTTAGTTTTAAGTTTTTCTGTTAACTCATCAAACTTATCGCTAGCAGTTGTTCCAAGCAGTTTATCAAAACCTTTTGGATCTTTTTTTCTTTCTTCTCTTTTATCTATTCTTTTTTGTAATCTATCAGCTTGTTTTTCCGGATTACCTTGTGCTTGTAAAACTTTAGCTGTATTTGAAGCTATATTATCTTGTAAATTTTGAAAATCAGCTGCGTTAGAAACGTAGAAATAATCTTGAGGATTTGCGTAACTAGCGTTTAGAGGAGCACTTTTTTTTTTAATAGCTGACATTTCAACAGCTGAACCTCTCGCAGCATCTTCATCTTCTCTTGCTTGCATGTCATCTTCTTCAGTTCTTTGAGAAGAGTGTTTAGCTTTTTCTTTTTTAATCTGAGCTTCTAAATCAGCTATTAATTCGTAATCTTTATCTCCTTGCTCAGCACCTATTTTACCAGCTTTTGCTTTTTTAAGTTTCTTTTCTAA